TGCCCCGGTCCCTCCGTAAGCTGGTCTTTTGCCACCCACCATGTTCCCTCATGGCGGTGGCGCACACGTCTTGTGCCAAAGTGCCACAATCTCGGTTGTCCACGTATCGTTGAAAGGCAAACGATCCGCGTAGGCCAAGAATGCGGCAAGTTGTTTCGGATCTGGATCTCCCGATGGGAAGGGCTTTCGTGCTGTTGCGCGGTAGCACGAAATGACCTTAGCGAGGGCTTTTGACAATCCAGAGTGGTCTTTTGACTCAACGACTTCGATAAAATCTAGGTCATCGATCGACTTAACCTCTCCTTCACTATGTTGCCGCACGCGCAGGTCAAAACATCGGTGAGTCCCTCGGATCTCGTATTTGTATGAGAACAATTTTTGTATGGTTTGAACGAAATCTGAGGGCAAGGATTCTTTCATCCTGTCAAAGCATTTAGGCGGATTCATCGACATTCCCGCACACAAACGGAGGAACATGTCCATCTGAGGGTCACCGAACAAAGCGGCGGCCCCAACGCCAATTGCACTGCCGATTTCAATGGCTCCTTGAACGGCTTTGACAAGACCAACAGCATCTCGAGCGGTGCCGGTAACAAAAGTGGCTGCCTTTTTCAGCCAACCGGCGTGCTCTCGATCTGCCTGAACTGGGTCGGTGATAATGCGATTGCCATTTTCGATATTCGAGGATAACGAATCGAAAGCTCTCGCAAAAGCACCGTCATCTGTGACGACGACCTTGGTTGCCATGATGCTTGATCCCGCACTCGTAGGGATTCCGGCAAAGTTGATAATGAACTCGACATCAAGAGTCGTGGGCGCGGTGCCCACTGTGTCAATTCCAAACTGCAACACACCAGAACCAACAGGTGGATTAGTAGTGGGGGCATTCATGTAATAGTCTGAGTCGTCAAGAGGAAGCAAAATACCTCGTACTGCAGGAGCGGCATCCGTAAAGACACCTACACTAGCCGTTGAGTTTGCGGCCAGGATGGTGTAGCTCTGCCCGACAAGCGTGTTCGCGTTGGGGATATTAGCGACGCACCATGATCCACTAATATCGGCAGACGGAGTTACTTGTCGGATGATGACTTCTGCAGAAACCATATTCAGCAAGGCGTAATTTGCTGTGAGGGCGGCGAGGTTGGTAGCCTGTGCGACAGCTTCAGCGGAGACCAATCCAGCAGCGTAGGTCGTAGCATACCGAATCATGTTAGTCGGCGAATTTCCCAGCTGGAGTTGGAGGCTGTAAACTGATCCATTAGCGACCGTATTGAACCTTGATCGCATTCGTAATGTAGCCGTCGCCACAGGAGCATTAATATCATTAACGCTAGGAATAGCGCCAGGATAATTATTTGGGCAAAACCTGGACATTGCAAGGTGCAAGGCATTCGAAACGGCGGGAGAAACAAGAGCCATGGGCTGCGGTCTCTCTTTGTGTTCTCCACGTCGATCATTCTTCACAATTTTCTCACGAGTCTTGCGAACCACAACGCGAGAATGGGCGCGTTTGGTACGTTGCTTTTGAGGAGCGGTGTTGGAAAATACAGCACGAAAGCGCTGCGGACGTTGAATTTTGTTTCCGTTTTGGGGTTTCATGCTGAGCAGAGGTCTTTGTTCGTGAGGGCTGATAATGCGCCACAGTAGCCAAAT